AGACGGATCTGCTACACAAATTAAAGGTATAGAGTATTTAGAAAAAAAATTTAAAGAATTTGATCCATCTGGGGAAGTGCTTCGTCAGTTTTTTCGTTATTGGAACAAAACTCCAAGTGGTCTAGGATCTCCTTCGCGTCGAGGGGTCGTTCCTTAAGCCAGTCAAGACAATCCATTATAAGTAATTCACGACTATAAAATTTTTCGAATTCTTTGTAATTAATCGAAATCTCTTGCATGGTCGAGGATGTTTGGTTCTGCTGTAAGTCCTTTCCCATAGATTGCTCTTGCTGTATCGAAAATGTCATCGTGTTTGTCTGATTCCATACTTATTTTTAGCAGCACTAAATATCCAATCAGATCATTTACTACATCCTCATCATTAGCTAATAGACCAGCTCCCTTCATAATTCGATTTAATTTATCATCAATGCGTACTAGTAACTGCTCAGTAGCAGAGCATTTACTGAAAATTCTATTTGGTTGTAAAGCAGAATTACCATATTTTCTATTTTTATGAATTAAAAGTTCTTTAATATCATCACAAATTGCACTAATTTTTAATTCCATTTCATTCATTGTCATGTTGATCTCCAATACAATAGATGTATGAAACCTCAGTCTACTTCAAGTTACGACGTTGACAATCGTTACAGATTTTATAAGTCGTTAGATTCAAAAAGAGATATTGACCCTTCAAGGCGTGGGGTAAGACCTGGTGTAGATGATAATAATTCTAAAAATTTTTTGAATAGTTTTATAGGAAGATTAAGGGACATGAACTTCCCTAGACAAATGATTGATTAAGCAACAACTTTACCAATATGTGAAAATATATTTTTAAATCGTTCTGTTTGATTAAATCCCATACTTATTTCAGGTAAATAAACAAAATACCCCCAGCTAATTGGTGACTCTAAACACTCAAATTTTTTTCCATGTATTAAATTAGCTCTATCTGTAGGAATACAAATAGGAAAATCCCACATTTCTGGGCAAGTTCTTATCATTTCAGGATATGTTGTAAAGAACAAAGCCTCTGGTATGTTTCTTAATTTCCATTCTTTAAGTAACCTTCTAAACCAAATTACCGAGGGAGCCTTTGCTCCTTGACCTGCTGATAAACTCCATCTCCAAGTTCCTCTCTTTTTTGCAAAAGAACATCTTCCGTATGTTGGAGGAAATAAATATGTTTTTCCAGTCCAAGGTTCTTCCGTATTTAATCCATCATCATCATATGTATAAATCTTTTCTGCTCTTAAAAATTGATTATTAGCATCATAAGTAGAGCATGGATCTAGATCTATATTTCTTAATAAGGCATCTATGTAAGGTATATATTCACAAGGAGTAAGCCAATCATGAGTTATGTGATCTACTTGTCCTAAAGACCTTTTACTAGCACCCCATGAACCTTTGGTCACATCATTTTAAAACTCGCTCCTTCACTATCTATTTTGTAATGGACTAAAGCCATTTCCTTAGAATCTTGAATAATAAATAGTGCTTCTTTTTCCGGATCTAATTTTTCAGCTCTTGTTATTGCTTGTTTCATTACATCCGCAGCACCTTCCATATCACGCTTATTAAGGTCATCTACAGCTGTAATTAAATTATTAACTGTTAAATAAAACATAGATTTCTTTTCATCTTCATGTTCAGGAACATAAACCATAGCTCCTGGACCTTCATTATGATAAAACTTGAAATAATAATCACACATATCTGCACAAATTCTCTCAATAGTAAGTTGATATAACTTTTTCTCATCTTCACCAATGGCTGTACCAACAAGTTTTTTCAATAATTGATTTCTTCTACTAGTCATTTAGATTCCCCAACTGTTACATTCTTATCCTTTTTTTTATCTTTGTCAATTTTTATAAGATCACTAAGTCCTGATTTTTTTAGTGTTTCTAATAGTTTTGGTAATGGTCTATATAAAACAACAGCCTTCTGCATATTTCCAATTTTTTTAATTAATTTGCCATTTTTATCTCTTAATTTAGTTAGTTCACCTTGTCTAATTAAATATTCAGCTACACATCTGTATCTTCTTTTCTCAGCTAAATTAATTTCAGGGTATCTATCACATATAGTACTAGTCTTCATGTCACTAAATGTAAGGCGTATTTGATCTGCTAATGACAAACCTAAAATTAAATCTTTTGTGCTTGTTTCATAACTTGAAACTAATTCTAAATATCTTCTAAGATCTTGATTATTAAAACTACCTGATGGAGGTATGAATATTTCTACTTGTTCAATCAGAGATTTACAAAGTTTTTTTCTAAAATTTTTTGTAGTGACTGAATTTATATCTAAATCAACGAATCTGTAACTCTGATAAAGATTATCAGGGTCTTTGTGTGGTGCATAATTTGTTGTATCTAAGATATCTACCCAGTCCTCTAATTGTTGTGCTTCCATTCGAGGACACTATCTTTTCAAATACTAGCTTACTTTTTAACTTCGTTCCATTGTTGTCTATGACTGATTAGTAAAGCCCAGATGTAATAATACTTTAGGCTTTTAAAATGATCTTTAAATTTAACATGTTCATCCCAATCTTCTCCATACAATTCAGTCAATCTTTTTTTACATTTTTCTTGTGATCCACTGTAGTTTGTTGCTTCCCAACAAGATTTAGCAAGTAACATTTCTTGAATTGTACACAATCCTTGTAATTCTAATGTGGACAGACCATGTAAAAGTTGGCTAATATCAGAGAGATAAGGATATTCTTCGTCATGCGTCGTCCCATTACCTATGCTGAGTTGCTCTTGATATTGATTTTGCTCCCTGTTGGATATGTTGGAGTCAATCACTTATACGAATTTGTTACTGATAACATTACTATAGAAGTAAAATTTAAAAAATAAAATGAGTTTCCTTGGACTCGGCGGAGGAAGTGACACTAATCTGATCATTCCTGAAGGTGAAAAACCTAAAGCCTTTCAGACAGTAATACCACAGAAAAGTTATAAAGATTTAGCTGAGTCTATGGGCAGGACTGAAACTGAATATAATCGTCTGCTAGACACAAGATATGACATGACTGGCACAGGAGCACAGCTAGGAGCAAAGCAAAGAGGTATCGAAATGCAAGAAGCTGCTTCTTATGCTTCATCTTTACCTGCAGCTGCTACTGCTGATCAAAGTTTTAGAGGAACTCCTAGAGAGTTTGATATTAAATCAAAGGGGAATACTTTTGAAACAGCAGCAGGGCAAAGTCCAAAAGCAACACCAACTGCACCAGCACCAGCTAAAACTCTTGCTAGAGAGGCTGCAGAAATGAGACAAAAAGATGCAAAAGATTATTATTTAGCAGCTGTTAAAAAAGCAAAAGAAACTCCAAGATCTTATATGGAACCAACAAAAGATCCTGGATTTGCACAAAATCCCTCTGATATTTATTTACCTAAAAATTAAATAAATTAAGTTAAAAATCCGAAATTAACTTCATTTATTACTGCAGAGTCAATTGAACCAAAGTTAATTTGCTCTTCTGCATTTTCATTTACAAATCTCCAATCAAGAACTGAGACATTCAATCCTATGGAATAGGTTGTTTCAAGATATCTAATATCATTCGTAATAACAAATAAATATTTACCTTTTTCTAATCTTGTTGAGGGATAATCATCGAGAAATACCCCAGTGTCGTCCTCTCCTAAATCAATAGCTGAATCGTGAAATACGTATCCATCATCATTTATGGGTAATTCTTGCCTATGACCATTTTCATCAATCTCATAAAAAGCTATTAAAGTGTTTCTGTTAGTTTGATCTTCATAAGAAAATTGAGAAAAATTCTGTGTAAATTGTACTGTTCTAGGAAGAGTCAAATGCATTTCATAAAATGTGCTTTGTTTTCTTGATAAACCCCCATGAGAATTTGATATTGTTTGAGATTTAAATATTGCTGAGAAGTCTCCTAAATTAATAGGATTATTTAAATTATCTCCTTGTTCTGCAGGTAATGGATCAGAACCAAAGTAAGATGTAGGTCCATATGCTGTAGGTCCACCACCACCTGTTGGGTATGCTTCAACTTTACCTAAATTAAAAAATCCTAAATTACTTGGAATAGTAGTAAGAAATCTTGCCACTTTAATTTTGTTTATTTCTTTCTCTATGATACTGCAGAATATTTTCGTGATGGAGCTTAATGTCTTTGATAGCCTTACATTGAGGTATTTCTCTAAGTCCCTTAATCATTAAATGTTTTGGATTACAACAAAAGGCTTTGCATTCTGGCTGACTAAATATTCTGTATTTACCTGTATATCCACGACTTAACCAAAAAGCGATACGTGGAGCTGATTGAGTTTTACCTGAGTGAAAAGGAGATGGAAAATATGCAGTGGATTCAGTGCCATTTTTTCTAGTAGCACCTTTCCATTCCCAACAATCGTCTTCCCCTTTTATATCTACTTGTTCCCAAAATCTTTTTACCTGCCAATACCATTTCATTTCAAATTCTCTTACATCTACAGTGCATCTAGCCTTCTTGATTTCTTCCATACAATCTAAACATTCTCCCATCAATCCAAAATTACCTTTATGTTTATTAGTTCCTTGTATATGCCAAGGACATTCGTAATGTTGAGTTTCTGTCACGACACCTCTAAAATTTTTTGCTTCATTTGGATGAGCTCTCATTAAATTTATACACACATCTGAGAGATTTGACCAAATCTTTTCCTCATTATATTGATCTTCTTTATCTTCGGCATTCTCATAAGTCTCTCCAGAACAGATTCTTCTTACGGAATGATATGGTAATCGATAATGTTTAGATAATTTTCTACTACTTACGCCACTACTACTTTCTGTTCTCAACTTAGTTATTAAGTCAATATTTATAGATTTCTCACTGGTTTTTGCATTTTCATAAGCTACGTCTTTTCTAGTTCCCCAGTAATAATGAGCAGGATTGAGACAATATTGAGACTTACATTCACTTCTTTTTACAATTATTGGTTTTTCTTCTGAATAATCTCTGCCTGTCATACCTAAGATTAATGGTCTAGCATCATGACCTTTATACATAAGTTTTGTCTTCTTACTTGTAGTAAACCCTTTAAATCCTGCATTATTCATCTTTGTTAAACACCAACAGGATTCTTTACCAAAGTGTTCTAAGGCTGTCTGAAAAGCTCGTACAAATAATATTTGATCATATGCAGTTAAATTCTTATATAAAAACGCATCATTATTTTTCATGCAAAGTAGGGGGTAGGTGTACTGGTAAGCATACATCCCTTTGATAGCAATGGCAATCGTTGAACACCCAAATACCAAAAAATTTTCCCTATTTATATTACTTTTATAGAAGATGAGGTTAGGTACATGACTGTTTAACTTTATATACACTCACATACCTAACCACCGCATACATGCAGTTAAGTAAAATAGCCATATTTTTTAGGAACTTGGGTGTTCATAGTAAATCTCAGTCATATAAATCTATCTCAAAGGCAAAGTACAAATATTTGCACTAACCCTACCCCTATTTTTAAGTATAAAAGGAGAAAAATAATTATTTTAGTTTTGGGTTAGGTAGGTGACTGTTAAAAAAAAGTTGTACACTCACATACCTAGTCTCGAAGTCTTGTCGATGATATTATTGAAATAACAATTTTTGTAAAGATAAATGCCAGGATATCCAATGCAGGCTGGATTTGATCAGAGTTCTCTAATGTCAGATCCAAAATTAAAGCAGCAAGAGACTATGAATCAGGGAAATATGGTTAGTGCTCCTTATTTTCAAGCTAACAAGATGGCTGCTGAAAAAACAAATCCTATGAATGCTATTTCTCAGGAGACACCAGTTGGTGATCGAGTTGATGATTTTTTAAGCAGAATGGGTAAATAAATGTTTATGGATAATGATTTTCCAGCAGTGATGGCAAACGGAGGTGGTAAGACTTTCTTATCTGGTTTTGTCAAAGGAATGAATAAGTACAGTCAGGCTGGAACAGATGTAGATGATTTTGAAATGGAGAGAGAATATGAGCAGGAGTTAGGTAAACCAATGATGGAAACAGTGAGATTCCGTAAATAAAGCCATCGTAAAATTGAGTTAATAATTAAGTTTGAATAATAAATGTCTCAGACTAAGGCTCAATTAATTGATCCAGTAGATGGAACAATAGTAAATGCAGATATAAATGCAAGTGCAGCGATAGCTGGATCAAAGATTTCTCCTAATTTTGGATCGCAGAATATAACTACAACTGGAAATATTACTTCTTCGGCAGGGGAGATTAGTACAACTAACGGATCTCTAGTTGCAAACAAAGGTACTAATAACCAAGTAGTTTTAGGACATGATGGAGCTGTTGAAATTAGTAGGAATGGTGGTGGTGCTTTTATTGATTTTAAAAATGATCCAAGTGAAGATCACGATGCAAGAATACAAGAAAATAATGGTGGATTTGATATTTCTGGCAATGTAAATATCGCTAGTGGCTGTGACGTAACAGGAGCTATCACTGGAACTGGTGATCTGACCATTGACACCAATACTTTACACGTTGACTCTTCTAACAATCGGGTAGGTATAGGTACAACAAGTCCACATAATGATTTACATATTCACGAAGG